AACTTTCTTCATACCTCTAGCTGTATCAACTGCTGTTTTTTCTGTATAGAATTTCATTTGATGATCTTCAGGTTTTGAAGAGTCCATCGTTTGTGCTGTATAATCTCTAATACCAGTTAATTTATAGTTAGTATAGTATAATGGATTTTTCTTAATATTTTTCTTAACCATCTTTTCAATCTCATCATACTCCATATCAGGATGACACTCATGTTCAATCTGAATACCTGTAGTTACTTCTTCAATATCTTCGTCTACTGCTTTTGGTTCTTTACCCTCGTTAATTTCTTCTAATGGCTCATCTAATTTATCTGATTTAACAGCTATTTCACCAGCCATTTCATCTTCAAGTTGCTTTAACATAGCATCAAATTCAGCATCGCTGTTAGAAGTTTCATCATTTTCTTCACTAACACTATCGTATCCAGCAGTTGTATTTGTTGTTGTTACACTTTCATCTTGAGCACCTTGAGAAAATACTTCTTCTTCAGTTGTCAATACTTCAGAAATAATATTCTTATTTTTAAGGATTCTAACGGCATCACCAAATGATGTTACATTAGTTACATATTGTGGTATAGTCATACGTAAATTTCTCATGAAATTACCTTGTGACATTTTACCTTCTGTTAAGTCGATGTACTGTTGTTTTATACTTTTCATTTTCTATATTTTATCTACCTTGACCTCTATAAGTTTTAGGGCGTGGTGTATGTTTGTTGTATTTTTTCTTTGCTGAACCTACTTTACGTTTGCCAAATGATAACTTATTGTTATTGCCTACCGTCTTTGCCATTACTGCTTAAGGTTATTTATTTTAGTGTTTAAATGATTTACCATTTCAGAAATTTGAGCAACAGCTTTTTCGGTTCTACCCCAATATTTTACACCATCACCTTCGCTCAATTCTTGTTTCATACGTTGAGTATAATCAACAATACGATCAATTTCGTTTATTTTTCTTTTTACCTCACGCATTGCTTTATGCAATTGTTCAGCTTTAGTTCTATGTTTAACTTCTTTTTTAAATTGCTTATAAGTTGCCTCGTTTAACAATTCTTGTTCGATAATATCTTTAATATTCATGTTCTCGTACATTTTGTATTTTGGTTTTTCAGCTGATTTCCAAACGGCTTTATAATCTCTTACTTTGGAATCACTTGGCATTCCTGTAGGTGCTAGTTTCATTCCTTGAGATTTAGCAGTTTTAGTAGCAGCATTTGTTTTTTGACCTTTAGGAGAAAAAGCATTTGCTGATAAATAACCAGGTACCCCCGCTGTAGTAGATTCTTCATCTAACAACTCACGTACTAATGTTTTAATATATTCTTTTATGTCCATATCTTTATTTTCTTTTATTCCTGCTATTGTTCTACCTTTATATTTGCTTTGCAAAAATCCAACCATTCTAGAATTCATATTAAAATCAGATTCTAATGGTTTATCATCTGATTCTGATTCTATTGATTTAGACATAGCTTGCATAAATCCATTTTCAACTGTGTCATCTACAATAGCAGACATTTGATCATCTATATCTAATTTATCTAACCAAGTGTTAGTTTTTTTAGCATCTGGTTTTGATATAGCTGCTTTTATAAAATCAAATGTTGTTTTAGCTGCATTAGCTCCAGGTATTAAACCTATTACTGTATCTAAAGCCACATTTCCTATTTGTTGTCCTTTTTGTTTAAGGGCAATTGATTTGATGATTTTTTTTAAATCACCATATGTTTTTAATTCAGCCACTATTTATATCCTAAATTAGTTAATGATTTTTCAACAGCACTACGTATAGCAGATTTACTAATTTTACCAGGTTCAAATCCTAATGTACCGAACCAGTTTTCAAAAGCACCTGGAAATTCCTGGATATTATTAATCATTTTAGCTTTATTAGCTACAGTTGTTGCTTTTGTTTGAGCTGTTCCTAAATTTTTAACATCAGAAGGAATATTAGTTATTTCTTGTACTCTTTTTCTATCATTTGAATTTTGAGCTCTATCATACTTGTATGTACTTGTATTATATTTTGATCTTTGTTTTTCTTGTTTTAAGTTAAACATTGCTATAAATCCTTTTGAGCCAGGTACACTTCCTACTTTACCCTCTATTTCATTAGATGAATATTTTTTAACTAATTCTTCTGCTTCTGCTTCAGAATCAAAACCAACTACATTAATCCATTCTACACTATACCATACCATTAAAGCACCAGCCTCTTTAGTATTACCAACACTAACAGCTTTTCCTTTATCAGCTAAAGATTGATTTTGAAATTCAAGTCCTACTTTTTTACCTTGTTTTTTAAGGTCTGAATATATATTTTTAGCTAAGCTACTTACTATAGAAACATCTAATTCATTTAATTCTGTTGTTTGACTTTCAATAAGAATACCAGCTAATTCTTGTAATCTGTTCATTATTTTATTGTTTTTAATTCAGCAATTAATTGATGGTATTGTAAAAGTGAAACTATATTCTCGTCTTTTACATTTTGATTTTTATCTAGTGGATTTAATAACGTAATAACTTCAGTCAATTTAATTTGAACTGTTCTATCAGCTACTAATGGTGTTAATTCAGTCAATGCTTTTTTAATTGCAGCATATTGTTCATTAACAAATTCTCTTAATTTAACAGTATTGGTAACATTGTTAATATATTCTTTTAATACTGATTTTTGTGCAGGTATTAAATCGCCATATTTTTCGTTAAATTTCTCTAACAGCATTTTGTATGCTAAAATACGTGTACCTGAATCCATTTTACTGTATTCTTCTAACACGCGATCTTTTACTTCTTCAATATTAACTTCTTTACGAGTAATATGTTCAAGTAATGTTACTTTGTTATCAATAACTTGAGAAGGCTCAATGAATTCTAATGATCCATGAGCTTCAATTAAATTAGATACAGCAGCGTATTGTGTATAGTTGCTGATTTTTGCTTTAAAGAATACTTCGATATCATAATGACTACGAATTTCTTTAATAATGTTGTACTTTTCTTTACGTAAAGCCGTCTTATTAAGACGTGAAGAAATTTCAAGTACTGAATTAATTAATGATTCAGCTTTACCTTCAGTTAATGCTTTGCTTGTGATTAACGCTTGATATAGCTTATGCTCTTTTGTTAATTCAGTTTTACCGAAAAATTTTTTAACAATACCGATAGCGGCAGAATCTTTACCAGACACAGTGTCTGATGCAATTTGACGCACTAATAATTCAAATAAGATACCGGTATTTTTATATTTGCTGTGTTTTATTTTCATAGTGTATAGTATGCACTACCTATAAATATGTAGTCGTTATATGCCCTTGATATTGTTTTCGTTAAGTAATGATGGTTCTTGATCAGGCCCGAATACTATTTCTTTACGTATTTCTTTAGGAATAGCACCTAATGCAAATTTATTTTTATGTGCTTCAGCTAATGCTAATGGTGAACCACCTTTTGGTGTACCACTACCTTCATCAGGTATATTAGCAGTATACAAAGTACCATTTTCACCAGTACCTAATCTATCTTTACCTAATGCATTATCTTGTGTGTTGATATTTGATACTCTTTCTTCAGGACGGCCAACTGGGCGTTTTTCATCATATCCTGATGGTATTGGGGCATTAGTGCCTTGTCCCATTCTACCTTTACCATATAATGAAGCTAAGTCATGTGGTGTACCGTATGATTTACCAGTTTTAGCTGGGTCATTACCTTCATTTTCAATTTGACCTAAACGGAATGCACGCTTTTTATCTTCAATAACTAAATCACGGTATTCATCATATTGATCTTCGCTGAATTGGAAGATTTTATCATAAATGAAATCTGAAGGCATTAGATTAGTGTCTTGCATTTGTTTAGCTAAGTCTACTTTTTCTTTCCATAATGCAATCTTTTCTTGTTCAAATATGATTGATGGAGTAGTTAATGTTAATTCAAAGTTAGTTAATGCAGCACCATCATATCCTTGAACGTATAAATGAACTAACGCCATTTTATACAATTCAGATAATGTGATACGTTGGATACGTTCAACTGTACGAGCAAAACGAATATCTTCAGCAGCTAATGTAGCTTTACCAGTTAAATCTTTTTCAAATCCGAAGAATGCTTTAGGCACCTTAAGTGCAGCTAACATCTCATCACGTAGGAATACTACGTCATCAATTGCATTATATTCTAATCCCTTAATTGTGTCGATTTTTGTTGATGCTCTATCACCACGAGTTGGTAGATAGAAATCTTCCATCATATTCATCAAGTTATAGCGAAGATTATATTCACCTGTTTGTTGATCAACATAAGGTGTTTTCTTCATCTTCTGCATTAAACGTTGCATGTATGCATCTACCTCATTTGGTGGGATGTTACCTACGTCAATTGTGAATACGCGTTTTTCCGGGGCACGTGTTACACGATGCAACAACATTGCATCTTTCATCAACACATACTGCTTATAAGTTTTACGAGCAGGCTCAATAAACGAGCGCCCATAAGGTAAGTAGTTAGCGTCAGTTAATAGCCTAAAATGCGCTATTTCATAGTTTTCAAATTTAATTTTACCATCTCTATCTTTAACACGATTAGATACACCACCAGCAGCGATTACCATTGGATCGATCTTAAACGTTACAGCAGATGGATTATTTGGATCTTGACCTTCTTCACGCACCATGTCGTATACTGACAATGGTATAACAGAATAGATACCAAATTGTTCAGCAATCTCCATGTGTAAATAGAAATCACCATACTTACACATATTACGAGTCCACAACCATAAGTTAAACTCGATGTTTAATATATCGTAAAATAAATTGTATAAAATCTTTTGGATATTTTCGTCTGCACTTCTAATCTGAAGTATCTCACCCATTTCATTTTTTAATGTAGATTCATCAGCTATAATGTCCAATGCTGATGCAATGATTGATTCTGTATCCATTGCTTCATAATCAGTGTATAACTGAAGGCGCAATGTTTGATAGTTCATTGTTGGGTTGTACGGCATATTAGCTCCGTAGCGGTGCAACTTAGTGAATCTATCGATTAATGCATTTGTTTTAACATTACCAAAGGCTTGGATTTTATCAACGTCTGTAACCTTTAATTGATTTCCTCCGACATTTCTAATGATTACATCTGTATTGAACAGACGAGTTAATCTAGTAAATAATCCAGGATTATTATTTAATTCAGCCATTTTATGTTTTTATTATATCAATAAATATTTATGCTCTATAGTACCCATGTCATATCTTCGAATTGTCCGTGTCCATTATTTATCATGTATGGGTTTTGAGTTCCATCAGGTAATGCAGGACCATAATAAGCATCTTCACCACCTGTTCTTGAAATACCATCTACCGCTGCTCTAGCTAAATTCATACCTTGCTCGTAGAATTTCATTGCAGTATCTCTTACAAATAATCCCATTCCCAACGCCATTACCAAGTCATCATTATAACCATTTTGCGCTTGTGCTTTACCATGCATCCAAATGAATACTCTTAATTCTTCAAGTAAACGCTTTGAATGAAAGGTAAATTGTCTATCTCGAATATACGCCTCCATTTTGGAGATAACAAGTGGTCTTGTCTTAGCTGATGTAGTAAATCCAGGAACTGTTTGATCAGATTCCATTTTAGCTAGCCACTTATCCATTTGCATCTCACCATAAGCGCGTGGTGAATAATACAAATTATCATATCCTTTTTCTATTATTGTATTAATAACATCCCATCCAATATTAGCATTTTCTACTACAAGTAAAGCGTTATTGTACTCAGTAGCAACAGATACCAACATATTTCCATAAGTACGGGTATCTACTTGTGATTTGTACTCAGCCACTTGTTCAAGCGATATAGCATCGATAACATGGAATGCCGAATAGTCTGCACCATCGCCACGAGCAACGTCAGCGCAAATAACATACTGTTTGCTATAATCAGGATAAGCCCATATCCAAAAATCACCACCCATAAAGCGACGCTCAATAGGATCATTAATAAAAGTTTCTTCATAAAACGATAATATATCAGGTTCAACAACCGAATTACCAGATCCTAAAAAGTCACAATCATACTCTTGAGCAAATTCACGAGGTGACATGTTCATTCGTTCTGTTGCTTCCCACTTTTCATCTCTATCAGGATGTAAATCCCATCTTAGTTTGATTGCTTTAAATTCATTCTTTCTAATTTCAGCCTCAGTATACATTCTATGGAACCAGTTACCTACACCATTTGGAGAAGATAATGCTATAATTCCACCACCCGTTGCAATGGTTGGTTTAATACTCGTATAAATTCTATCAATACCTTCAATAAAGGCAGCCTCATCTACAATAAGTAACGAAACGGCGTACGATCTACCTGCATCTGATGCGGCTGATGTAGCAACTATCTGAGAGTTATTGGCTAGTTTTAGTGATAATTTGTTATCTGATATTGGTTTTATATTACCTTTTAACCAAGATGGTAATGAATTATACATAAACTGTACTTTCTCTACCATTCCTTTAGCTGTTTCTTGCTTTGTTGCAATACACAACACAGTTTTATCCTTTTGGAATAACATTGTCCATAAAGCAAAACCAGCTGATAGTGTTGAAATACCTAACTGTCTTGATTTATTTATAATACTAAACCTATTATTTCTAAAATCATTTAATACTTCTTCTTGGAATGGGTATAAATGGAATAATACTCTACCTTTTACAGGGTGAGTGATATAACAATATTTTCTAAAGAAATGTACAGGATCGGTAGCACATTTGATGTATTCCGCCTTGATTATTTCTTTAATGTTCGCTTGACTCATGTATATAAATATATAAAAGAAGGTCTAACCTTGCGATTAGACCTAATTATATGGGGGCGTGAGGTTATTATTTTGCAACCATTAAATATACTAATCCACCAACTACAATACCAGCTCCAATCTTAGTGATTTTATTCTTAAATTTAAGCTTTTGGTTTTGCAAGTATAATGTTTGATATTGGTTTTTCCAATCTTTGATTTGTAAATCCTGATTGGTCATAATATTTCTATATGTACCTTCTTTTTTAATATAAACTGAAATAACACTATCTTTACCACTTACTCTTGATTCAGTTAATGCAATAACACTATCTTTAATTGTAATGATTTGTTTTGCACCATCTAATTCTGCTAAATCTTTAGCTGTAGATACTAATACTGGTTGTGCTAAAGGTAATGGGTTAGTTACTGTATCTGTAGGGTAACGATTGTTAAAGAATGTAATTATTTCTTTTTCGTTATAAGTATCGATTGCTGCTTTAGATGAATCAACAAATTTAGTAACTGTTTTTACATGAGACTTAGCATAAGCTAATTTATCTTGTAATTGTACATCTACTAATACTAATGAATCAATTTTAATACTATCTTGTACTAAATCCAATTTCATTGAGTCAACAGCTTGTACTAAGCTATCTTGTTTTTGTAAAAATTCTTTTGATAAACCAGCATCACTAACTTTATCAAATATAATATAAGCACCTACGATAACTGCTAATATTAATAAAACTGCTTTTTTCATATATTTTATTTTATAATTCCTGCGTAAAATTTCATTTTGTTAAGATCGTATTGATCAACTTCTTGTATTGGTTCTTCTGTATCTTCTAATTCGATATCACCTGCTTCAACACCACTACGTTTTTGTAAATATTTTGATCCAGCAACTAAATCAGCTAAACGCTTCTCTAATGTTGTTCTTAAAGCACGTAAACGATCTAATTCTGTAGATGGTTCAGATGAAAATTCACCACCTGGTTTTGAACGTTTAGTTTTTGCAATATCACTTTTAACTTTAGTAATACGGTCTTCTAATGTACTTGCTTGCATAAATGCTTCGTAATCTTCATCTGATAATTGACCAGCCATAGGTGCTTTTTCAATTGCATCTTCTTCTGGTTCAATAAAATCTTCAGAACCATCAGCATTTGGTTCACCATCAAAATACATTGCTAATGGGTTTTCAGCACCACCAACAAACATATCTTCAGCATCAGTTGCTGCTGGAGCTTGTGCTTGCACACCTGATGGTTCTTCTTCACCACCTGCACCTAATTTTGTTAATACACCTGCATCCATTAAACCATTAACGATAGCGTTAGCGATTTGAGGACGAGCGAAATTAAATTGTGTTTGTAATGCTTTTTTATCTGTACCTGGGTTTTCTCTAAAGTAGTTAATAACGTCAGCTAATGAAGTACCTGAAATGGTTTTAGTAAATGGTGTTGTATCAATATTATCATTTGTTAGTCTATATCCTTTAGGAATACGAGCCATTTCATCTATTTCAGCCTCAGCCATAGCGGTTTTATCTTGTTGAAGATCTCTTTCTTCTTCAGTAGATGCTGCTTGTTCTGCATCAATAGCTTGTTGGCGAAGTTGAGTTGCTTTAAGTTTTAAAGCTTTAATTTTATTAGCATCTTCAGCTAATACATCTGTTATAGCTTCGCGTATAATTTTGCGTAGTTCTTTACTTTTCATTTTGTCTGCGTTCGTGTTGTTCGTCATATAAATATTAAATATTTTGTAAAATTGTAGAAATGCGTTGCTCTGTTGTACCTTCAACCATAATTAATTTTTTAGGTGCAAATCGTCCTAATGACATTTTAATTACAGTATCTATTTTATTTCTGTAATCTAAATCAGTAGTTCTAACACCATTATCCTCAATATCAACTCCAATAGGACTAACATAAATTACTAAATCATAGTAATCACGTAATGTCATAGCAGCATCAGTAAATGCCTGTTTATCATAATCACTTATTGATTGAGCACCTAATGTAAATGCACATACATCCCAAATTGTTCTATCAGTAATAATATTTGGATATAATAATTCAGTAGCGCGTTCAGCTAAAAATACAAACTGACCAGCTAATGTAGAATCAGTATTTAATGGAATACCTAAATCACGTAAGTATTTACTACGCTCAGTATGTACACTATGATCTTTAAATTGATCAATTTCACCTAATGCTTTTGCTAATGTAGTTTTACCTACAGACATTGTACCTGTTAATCCTATTCTCATTTATTTCTTTCGTTTATTTTTTTCATTTGACGAGCACTACGCTTATCATCTCTAGATTGTTTAGCTAATTTATTCCAGTTTTTCTGCTTATCAGCACCATCCTTATACTTAATATCGACATTAATAGGTCCATTTCTGAACTTATCAGTATCGAATGTCCAAGTCTCAGTAGTGTCTTCGTGTTCGTATACTCGTGTAAATTTCATATATTAAATATAAAATTTTTATTTTGCCTAAGCTCTAGTTCCTGTAGCTTTTGCTGCTGCTGTTTTATGAAACGGAACACCGTTAACATCTTTTTTTCTATCTTCCCATTGATCTTTAGTATATTTAAAACCAAATAACCAATATTCTGAAGCGCGTTTATTACCTTGTGGCATATAAGCTGGTCCTTCCCAGCAATGCATTTTACCCATCCAAGAGTATATGACTGAGCCGTCTTTTGTTTGTGTTCGTTTTGTTTCTGCCATTTTTATTTTATTTTAATAACCTAAATTTAATTCTTGTGATTGTTGTG